CGGCTGCAGCGTCCCCGTCCAGAACTGCGCCAGCGCCTGGATGGCCACCGGCAGGTTCTGCGCCAGCCAGGCAAACAACTGCTGCAGCAGCGGCACCAGCGTCGTCGTGGCCCATGTCGCGAACCCCTGTGCCGCCGTCAACAAGATCGGCCCCAGCGTCGTCGCCAGATTGGTCAACGCCGGCAACAGGGCCATCCCAACTTCTTCCTTCACATTCCCTAAATTGTTGCGCAGAATATCCAACTGGCCCGCGAACGTCTGCCCGGCCGCCACCGCCGACCCCGAAAACTCCCGACCCAACTCCGCCAAAATGATCTTCTGCGCCCCCATCACGTTCCCGCTCTCCTGCAGGGACTGGATCATTGCCTTCTGTTCCTCGGTAAAGCTCACCCCAACTCTCGATAGCGCCGTGATGCCCGCAATCGGATCATTCAGCGCCTTGCCGATCTGCACCACGCTTGACTGCAAGTCCTGACCCACGGCCGTGCTCAGGTCCAGCGCCGCCGTCATCGCCTCCGGGAAAACCTGCTGCCCCACGCCCGTGAACGTCAGCATCATATTCTCCCCGGCCAAAATCACGTCGTCCTCGAAGCGCGTTACCTGGCTCAAACTATCCGCCAGCGACAACGCCGCCTCCCGCGTCACCCCTGCCGCCCCGCCCGTGCTGCGCAGCACCGCATCCAGTTGCGCCGTCACCTCCTCCGCCGCCATCGCCTCCTTCACGCTGCTGGCCAGCACCTCCCCCAGCCCCACCACCGCGGCCCCGCCCACCAGAGCCCCCGCCGCCAGACCTCCCGCCATCACCCCACCCAGACCGCGCACCGCGCCGCCCAGTTTGCTCAAACTGCCCTCCGCCGCCCCCATCGGCCCGCCGAGCTGATTTTCACCTTCCAGTATCACCCGCAGTTTGCTGTCGGCCACAGTTATCACCTCATCGCTTGAGGCCCCCAACGCGCATGAGCCGCCAGGGACCCTGGCGGCTCATGGCTCACAAGCCAGTCAACTCACTATCCAGTTAGTGTTTGCTGCGCCATACCAGCCACAGCTGCAGCAGCCTGGCCAGCGAGATCCACACAACTCGATGCTCTACCCGATCCATCACCTCGATCCGGCCATCGCTCGTCACCTTACAAACCCGCATCCCGCTTGGCGTCCGCACACTGCCATCCTCGTCGATACGCCACTCATCCATCCGCGCCATCCACCGTGACCTGGCCACCTCGGCCGGACCTGCGCTTGATCCGCTTCACCGTAGCCTCAGCCTCCAACATCGCCAGCACCCCAGCGATGCTTTCGGCGTCCTGCTCATACAATTCGCTGGGCGTGCAGTGGAAGATGTCGCGCATCAATATCAGATCCACGTAGTCGGCGGGCAGCGGGCCGTCCGCCCATAGCGCCGAGATGGTTTCGCGCTTTAGTTTTTTACGCGTACCTGGAACGCGCTCAGCATCGGCGTCACGTGCTGGATCAGGAACATGATCTCCTCGAAATCCAGTTGATCGATCACCGATGCATCCTGTGCTGGCAGCGGCAGCAGATACTCCGAGTTGTCGCCGTCCGTCTTCGTCCAGTTCCAGTCCGCGATCATCGCCGGAAACGCCGCCTCCAGCGCCATCACGCCCAAGTCCACATCGCTGGCGCTGCTGGCCTGCGCCTTCATGATGCTCCGCATCACCTGCCAGTTCGGTTTGCGCAGCGTCACATAGCTGCCCTCGCCCTGGACCTCGTCGCTCGTGATTCGCACCAACGTACTCTTCTTTGCCATCGTCGGTCTACCTCCATCTTTCGCGCGCAAAACAGGGCGCGCACCCTGCCTTGGAATAACGTCGATTATGCCAAGGCAATCATCTCAGTTCCGATCCAGCAATCCAGCGCCACCGGCGTCCACGCCTGCTCGCTGGCGCCCGCCAGCAGCAGCACCTGCGGCCGCACCGTGCCCACCACCTGCCCGCCTGGCATACTCCGCAGGTTGCAGCCCAGGCCGGCCGTCACCCGCACCTCGCGCTGCGGCTCGAAAAACGCATGCACGCTTAGCGCGGCCCGCGTCGCGGCCTCGATTTCAACATCCGACGCTGCCGGCAGCGCCGAGCGCAACGCCTGTCGCATCTCACGCAGCATCCGCATCATCTCCTTCGATCACCTGCTGAGCATAGTCGCTCACCTGGTCCCACACCAGCCAGTCCAGCGCCGCCACCGACTGGTCGCCCACCAGGTGCCCGGCCATACACGACCTGTCCACATACACCGGCACGCCCATCTGCTCCAGACGCCGGCAGAAGAACAGATCTTCGCCGAACGCCTCGCCCGGCTCGCACTCAAACCACGGCCGCGGCATCCGCTCCAGCACATCGCGCCGCACCAGCATGCAATGGCACCCCGTCGCCGTTACCCTCGTCAACGCATCCGTCGGCGCCGGTTCCAGCAACACGGCGCCCGAGGCCAGCAGCCCGTTGTGGCTCGACAGCCACTGGCGCATCTCCTGCAACTGCACACCCAGGCCCACCCGGCCGTCCGCCAGCCGGATCCGGTCCCGCATCACCACCGGTGGAAACGGCTGATGTCGCCCGAACGCCAGCGCCCCCACCACCGGCACATCCCAGCTCAGCAGCCGCAGCAGCGTACCCGGGTGCAGCACCGCATCCTGATCCACCAGCAACAGCCACCGGTCAGTCGTGGCCAGAAACGCGCTCACAATCGCATTCCTGGCCACATCCACCGGTTTCGGACCCACCCGCGCCAGGCGCAGCCGTTCGCCTGGCGGCATCTCCAACGCCACCAGGCTCTCCACGAACGGCCACGCCGCCGGGCCCAGCGTCGGGACGCCCACAGTGATCATGCTGTGGACTGGGTCACAGAGGCCGTGTTGAAGGTCGCCTCCAACATCAGAGCCTCGCCGTCGCCGACGTCCTCCACCCCCTGGTAGGGCGGCGAAGTGACATAGGCCGCGGCCGTCGTGTACAGAATGTTGCCGGAGGTGTTGCCCTTCGGGGCCCACCGCAAGTACAGCGCGCTCGCCGCCTCGTAGGCCGTCTTGATCAGCGTGTAGGCATCGGTGGTGATCTCCGTGTAGATCGCGTTCAGCGTCAGTTCCATCATCGACCGCTTGCCGACCGTTAGGATCGGTATGTCGGTGTCCCCGGTGAATACTTCGCCGACCGACCGCTCGCCGCCTCCCGGCGTCACGCCGTTCGCGTGGCCGCTGATATCCACAAACGTCGTCCCCGTCGTGCTCAGCGCCACATATAGCGCCCGGCCGCTCATTGCACCAGTTGTCTGTGCCATCGTTCTACTCCTTCACCTGCATGATTGTCGCAGCCAGCGGCTGCGTTTCGACCCCTGGCTCATCGGCCAGATCGCTCATTACGTCCGGTGTCGGCAGCGCCAACACACCCGCCGCCGCCCAGGCCGCCACATCCGCCGGCGCCGCGCTGGACACATCCACCAGTTCACCCGCCTGCACGTAGCGACCCAGCGACCCCAACCACGCCGCCTGTAGCGCCGTGGTCAGCATCGTCACATCATTCGCCGTCGCCACAGCCGTTCCACGTTTCGCCATCATTCACCTCACACATCATCCACCGTCGCCGCATAGATCTCCTGTACCTCCAGGGAGAACTCTACGCCCGCATACTCCGCCCGGCCGTACACCAACGGCACAACGCCGCTGTCGCCCGCCAGGTGAGCATGCACCACATAATCCAAGTTGTCCAGCCGGTGGGCCGCCACAAAGCGCTCCTGCACCCGCCGAAAAAATGGCCGCACATCGTTCATCGCCTGGTTGAACGTCTCCAGGCTCAACGGCTTCACGTACAGCAGCAGTTTGTAGCTCCTCGTCTCCTGCATCATCCCGCCGCGGCCCGATAGCATCCGCTGCGTTGCCTCACCCGGCACGACCAGAAACGCCGGCAGATCCGCCGTCGCCAGCGACCCGGGCAGCCGGTCATACGCCCGCGTCACGCCGCTGATGCTGGCCAGGATTGTCTGCAACCGTGGAGCCGTCGTCTCAACAGGCATCGTCTACGCTCCTCACACCACCACCAGCGCCGCCAGCGCCAGCAACAACAGCATCGTCAGGCCAATCAGCCAATGCGGAACAATCGCATTGCCCGTCAGATCGTTCAACTGCTCCTGAATTCCCGCCACCCGTTCCTCCAGCAACACGATGCGTCCATTCAGATAAACCGGCGCCTTGAACGTCGCATTCTCACTCTTCATTACTGCGACGCTGTTCATATATGCTTCCCAATAATCTGCTCCCATGGCCAGCGAACGATAGAACGCGATCGCCCAGTTGACAGCCAGCTTATCGTCCACACACTCCTGGCTCCAGCCGATCACCCGCGGCGCCACCCCGGCTCGGTACAACAGAGCCGCCATATTGATCGACTCGCACGAATTCAGGATCACCAACTGCACATTCCCGCTCCTCAGCGCCATCTCCAAATACTCGTCATTCAGCTTGCCATCACTCATTTCCAAATGCTCAGGATCGCCATGGCCACCGAAATGGACAATGTCGTACCGGCCCGAGCCAATCTCCTTCAGCGCCTCGCGCGTCGTAACATAGCGATCCAGCGTCGTCACCCGAAAGCCGTTCGCCGCCGCAACTAAATCCCCCACGGTCTGCAGGTTGCTCTGCGGCGTAATCACTAAGATACCACGATCCATCATTGCGTCCTCAATCTTGGAATAAGTGTCATTATGCCCACTACACCGCCGCCACGCGCACCCGCTGGTAGCGCAGCAAGATCGCTTTCACATCCTCCGGGATCGCCGCCGGCACCTCCACGATCCCCACATCCGGCCGCGCCGTCGTGCCAAACGGCGCATCCCTTTGCTTATACAGCCATGCCGACAGCCGCACCGCCGCCTGCACCACATCGTCCGGCGGCGTAGAGGAGTAGCCCCACGAGCCCGCCAGGCTGATCGCCTGGTCATCGCCCGTCGAGCCGCCAACCCACGATGCCCCGCTGCGCAGCCGGATCCCGTACTTCGGCGTCACATTCGTCGGCAGCAGCTTATACTGACCGCTGGCCAGCGTCGCGCCGTCCCCGTTCAGCAGCGTCGTCACACTCAGCAGGTCCTCGTCCAGCCACAGCGTCGGACCGCTCGGCACATCAAACAGCCGCGTCGCCGTCCACTGCGCAAAGCTCCGTCGACAGAATTGATCGATCATCGCACACGCCCGGCTCACCAGCGCCTGGCCCAGCGTGTCATCCGTCACACCCTCAATTGCCAGGTATGCCTTTACCGCTGCCCACGTTGTGTAATTAGCCATGGTCCGCCAGGCTCCATGTCGGTTGATCAGGCACCACAAACTCCCAGGAGCCAACCCCCTCCGCCGTGAACTTGTACCGCGGCGTCTCGCCGCCATCCCGCGCCGTCATTTGAACTGTCGGCGGCAAACACAGCTCGAAACGTCCGGCCGCATCCGTCTCCGTCCCGAAGCGCATCGGGACCAACGTGCCATTCCACACACACGGCCGTTCCAATACCACCTCAATTCGGCGGCCCGCACCGCCGCCGAAAACCTGACCGTTTACCATGCAACCCTGTAAGACCTGCCTGATCCGTGCCATGCTGCCTCCGATCTCCTCACTCAGCTCGTCGCACTGGATGCAATCTGGCTCAAAATCACCCACGGCAAGTCAGGAATGACATCGACAGTCACACTGAGCTGGCCGAATTCTTTGCTGTCCAGTCTGAACACATAGGGAACTGAGCCAAACCCAACCGCCTCACGAGCCGAAGATCGCCAGCACGAATGAAACGTCAGGCCGAAGGCGTTGGCCGTCTGGAGGGTGGACTGGCTTCGTCCTGCATTTAGGTGCGCGCCCCCGATCACGGCAAACGACATGTCATGCGCCAGTTGCGCCGACACGATGACACCCTCCCCGGGTTCCAGGCCCAGGTCGCTGTTGATCACCGTCACCACCGTGCAGCACGTCGAAGGCGATGTCGGCGGCTGGAAAAACCAGATGTAGGTTGGCGGCGAGGAAAGCCCTTCCGGGTTCGTATGCACAACTTTGAAGAGCACCGCGTGCAGCGAAATCGCAACGAATGTCGCCGTGGCGCTTTCATGCGCCTCGTAGATCGCCGATCCGTCCGCGTAGGTGCCGTAGCCACTGTGCCAGGTCACTCCGGTCAGTGTGTTTGAGGACTTGCCAGTCCACTGCACCATGGCATCATCCACATAGCCGTAGCCGCTGCTTGAAAAGTCTCCAGCATCCACCAGGTCGATAGATGCAGCCCCGCGCGCCACATCGCCCTCCAGTGTGCTCGAAGGCGACACATACGGCGACGTGGCGGCCTGGGCGGCGTCAATCATCGTCCAATCCACGTTGTTCGTTGTCCACTCAATCATGTACCTGGAGGCCGCCCCTGCGTCCGCAGGACCGCCCCATCGAATCACGACATCAGTCATTGTACATTGCTCCTGCCATGCCAGGTTTTGCGCTCAGTGCGCCGCTGCTGCCGGATGGCGCCGCCGGTAACGAGGTCAGCCTGCCGGAACAGGCGGCGCTAGTTCCCAGCGCCGCCTGTTCCAGGCGCACACCGCCCGACGCCGGCATCGCCGCCAGAGCAAAGGCCATCCCGCCGATCACAGCGCCAGCGCGCGCCGAAACAGATGGGTTCGGCCTTCCGATGCCCAGCAGCCACAGCGGGGATGCAAAGCCACTCATTCCGGTGTCACTCCTGTGATGCGATCTGCGCCCAAGTTCGTGGTCAGCGCGGCTTCCCACGCAGGCGTGGCGTCGTCTTCTTCGTATACCGTTAGCGTCGCAGAACCAGCCAGCCATTTATTTCGCAAGAAACGCAACGCGTTCAGCGTTGACCTGTCTGGCACGGTTCCCGTCACATCCTCCCAATCCCGCAGGAGTACCGCATCTGCCACCGACGACACCAGCGCATCAGGCACCACGAGACCCAACGCCGCAACCTCCTGCTGGTCGACGGCTGCGGCGGCGGTAATGAACGTGGCCACGTACTGGTAGGTCGCCAGGTCAGCCGCCGCCAGCCGGTAGTGGTACAGGCCGCGCCTGCCTTCGGTAGCACTGCCCCCGGTGACCAGCGCCGTGCGCGTGCCGTTGGATAGCGTGTACTTGTCCACGTCCACCGTCACGTTCAGGCCGGTCTTGCCCACCCTGGACGCAATGAATTGCCCGACAAAGAGGAGGTCGGCCATGATCTACTCCTACCCCGCCAGGGACGCGATGAAGGCCACGAACGCCGCGCGCTCGGACTGCGCAATCGCATCTGCCGCCTGGGCCAGCGTCTCAGCCTGCGCCACCTGTGCCTGTGCGCCCACGCGGGCAGCCTTGGCTTGCGCCTCAGCAACCAGGGTGCGCCACTGGAACGACAGGCCGCGGATTGCGTTGATGGCGTCCTCGTCGGTCTCATAGCCCTCGTTGAACGTGGTGATGAACTGGTCAATCGTGATGTTTGCCATTGTATAGATAACTCCTTGTCTCAAAGCGCCAGCATGGCCTGGCTGACGCCAGCCATCTGCTCGTCGGTGATTGCGTGATCCCAGACGGCCACGCAAAGGATCGTGCCAACATGGTAGGCGGAAGAGCTGTAATTACCGCTCCCTCTGCCACCAACGCAGAACTTCTGGGTAAACTGGAGGTTGCTGGCGGCACACGTGCCGTCGTACACACCGTTGTAGAAGCAACGATCACCCGCAAACCCCATGACACCGCTGTTCACGCCAGGTAGAACTTGCCGGAAAGCTGATCCCAATCCGTACATGCGCCCCACTGTTGCACTCCAGAACGGAGCCAGGTACGCGCGATTGCCGCCATCCTGGTTTCCCGCGACAACATGCGTCCCGTAGGGATAGAACGTGTAGGTGAAGCGCGCCACCAGCGAGCAACTCGCCGCCAGAGAGAACTCAGCCCACATCTGCTCGGAGTAGCTGCCCGAATAGAGCCAACCTACCGCTCCGTTCCAGCCCGGCCCTGCCAGGTACTGCGGGCTAAGCGTGTATCCGTGGCCAGTCAGGTCGAGACGTGCCGCGGCCGCGTCCTTGGCGTAGATCGCCTGGTAGGCGGCAAGCGGCAGCGGCGCACCGTTGGCGCGGAACCAGGGCGCTTTGCGCTGGCGGGCCACGCTCAGGCCTACCCCACCATGCACGGCCAGGCCAATGTTTGCCGTCATGTCACACCTCGTCAGGCAGGGGCCGGCATGCCGGACATGCCGGCCCCACTCTCAGTTGCTCAGCTCACCCAGGCCACCTGTGCGCCGCTCGACACCTGCGTCTGCGTCACCGGCTTGTGCCGCGCGCCGTCCAGCAGGAAGATCACGTCCGCATAGCTGCCGTTCGTCAGCGTCCCCGACACCGCCAGCGCCACGAAGTGGTGATCCGCCGGCAGCGTGTCCACCTTCAGCGTCCAGTGCAGGAACTCGCCGTCGTCATCCACCGCCGGCGTGATGGCCAGCGAGCTGTCGATCACGTCCAGCGTCCCGTTCGCCGCCTCCGCGCACTTCAGCGCAAACGTCGGAGTGTCGCTGGCATGGATCGTCCCCAGATGCACGATCACATGCACGTACTCGTACCCGCTCACGTCGATGAACGAGCCGCTCGCCGGCAGCGCCGACACACCCGACAGCGCCGTCTCGCACTTCGTCGGACCGCGCATCACCAGCATGTTGTTCGCCAAAATCCGATCACTCATCTCACACGTCTCCTTGCTCCTACCCATTCCCTCTCCCACGGGGAGAGGGAATGGGTGAGGGTCTAGCTGGCTGCCACCTTCTGCACAGCGAACCGCCACGGCTCCGCCACCTGGCCGCCCAGCCGGCGCCGCATCACGAAAATCACCGTATTCGTCCTCGCCGTGGTGCTGTCCAGGTAGCGCTCCACCGACATGCCGATCCGGTCGGCGATGGTATAGCCCTTCAGGTCGCCGAAGACCAGCGGATACGCGTTCCCCGTGATCGTCGGCATCGCCTCCTGCTCCAGCACCGGATAGCCCAGCAGGCTCGGCATACGCCCGGCGCCGCCAATGCGCTGGTTATCGCCGAACATGTCGCGCCACAGGTACTGGTCGTTGCCGTCCCGCAGCTTCGAGATCGCCAGGAACGTCGCCTTCTCGCCCACCCAGTACGCGTTCTGCCGGTACTGCGCATCGATGCCGAACGTCAGACCGATCAGGCCGTCGAACGTCAGCAGGCTGGCGTTGCCCGACACCACCTCAGTCAGGCTGAGGCCGTTGACGCCGTCCGGCAAAATGCCCTGCGGCTTGCCGTCGCCGTCGCCCACCAGGAACCGGTTGTCCTCGTCGATCGCTGCCGCCTCGGCGAACTTGGCCGCCAGGTAGCTCTCGATGTTGAAGGCCGCGTCCTCGATCAGGTTACGGCTCAGCACCGTCTCCGCCATCACCGTGTGAATCGGCAGCCTCTCCATGCCGAACGTCAGGTTCGTCGCCGCCGCGCCGGCCGTCGGCACCTCGTCCACCCACGTTACCCGCACCGCCGACGTGTACTGGCCATCGCCGCCCGTCGCCTTCGGCATCTCCACCGCATCCCGGCTCGTCTGCATCGGATTGGCCCGGCCACGCATCACCGTCATGCCGCGCAGCCGCTCGATCACAGTACTCTGGAAATCCACCGGCACGATGTAGCCGCCCAGTACGTCCGAGCTCTCCACCATCGTCGCCTTCAGCGCGCCCACGTCCATTCCCTGCTCCAACGCATCCTTCACCGCCAACGGCGTCAACACCACCTGGCGCCCGGCCGTCTCGACCCAGTCCGGCAGCGCCTGCTGCGGGTGGCTCCGCAGATAGACGTTGAACGCCCGTTTCTGCGTCCAGTACTTCGCCTCGTAGTCGGCGCCGTACAGATCCACCAACACCGCCTTGATCGCCGCATCCGGCTCGCCAAAGCGCGTCTGGTAGAACGCCTTCACCGACGGACTAGCAGCCTTCTGGCTGCCGCTCGCCGCTCCGGCTGGCCTACTCCCCTCGCCCGCGCCCGGCATCGGCGGCCGCATCGGCGCCGGCGTCTTCATCGCGTCCAGTTCCTCCAGTTCCACGAGCGCCGCCTTCAGCGTCTCCGCCTCGGCTCGGAGTGCCTTGCCCTGCTCCAGATTGCCCGCTTCCAGTGCAGCCTTGGCCTCCGCCAGCGTGGCCGCCAGTCGTTCTCTCAGGTTCATCGTCTCATACCTCCAGGTCCATCAGTTCGAGAGCACACAGCTCTCGCTCGATCTCAGCCCGGCTCTGCCCCTTGGCCGGCAGCGGCTCCCCGCCGCCCTGCGCCGGCTCCTCAGCGCCACCCTTGGCATAATCACCATTATTCCCGCTACTCGCCGATCGAGTAGGCGTCCTCGCCGTATCGAGATCCAGTGGTTCCCAGGAGACACCCGCCGCCTCGAACGCTGCCTTGATCTCAGCCACCGGCCGCATCATCATCCTCGGCTCCGCCGGCGTCGGCGTCAGGCTCAGCTCCACCACCGGCCAGCGCACCACCTTGCCAGTTCTACGATCAACCCGCCGCGCCGCCGGCAGCGTCCCCGAGCTCGTACCCAGCGCACCCTGCTCGATCAGCTCCTCAATCGCCTGCCGGTACTGCCCGGCCATCGTCAACTGCGCCTCGTACCACAGGCCCACGTCGTCCATGGCCATCTTGTCCACCAGGCCCACGATCTGTGTCTGCATCCGGCCATCCATCGCGTGCTGATACAGCAGCGGCAGCCGCTTCGTCACCTCGAAAATCGCCGTCAGCTCCGCCGTGTCCGGCCCGAACCATTCGTCCACCAGGTCGCGCCGTTTCGTGTCGCCCCACAGCACCGCATGGCCGCCGATCCGGTTGCCGCCCAGACTCTTCACCAGCCCAGGGCTGGCCGCATCCTCATCGCTGCCCGCGCCGTCTGCACTATCCTCGTAGTTCGCCCACGCCACCAGCTCATCGATGGTCGCTCGCGCCTCCTGCAGGCGCTTCAACTGCCGCGTCGACAGCCGCCGCCCAGCCCGCATCGGCGGCCCGCCATACGGTGGCCGATACGGGTTCTCTGGGTCAGCCTCATCCCACGGCCGCCGCTGATACAGCACCTGCAGCACACCCGTCTGCAGCTCCTCATGGAAAACGTCCAGAGCGCTGCCCAACGCGCCGCTCAGCGCAATCCGCTCCTCGCGCGTCAGCCGGCCTTCGGCGAACAGATCATCCATCAGCACCGTGAAACTCTGGTGCAGCCGGCTCTCGATCCAGTCAGCCAAATTCGCCGCCTTCACACCCGCCTCCGTCCAATTCCTTTTCCTCTTCATCATCCACCTTCTCCGGCCAGGAACTCCACAATCCGTTCCCCGGCCTCCTCAAACTCAGCGATGATCTCGCGCTGGTGGCTCCGCACCGTCTCGTCCAGCAGCCACCACCGGCCCTGGTGAACCTTCGCCTGCGCCGGCCCGATCACATACGGCGCATAGCGCACCGCCGTGCCCACAATGCCGCGGATCAAATCGCCGTCGCCCTCAACCGTGCTCTCTGCGCCCGGCGCCCGGCCCACCAGGCTGGCCATGCTTCGGCCCAAATAGCCCGTGCGCGTGTAGATCGATCCATCCGGCGGCGGCGGATACGACGGCATCCGCTCCATCTCCCCCAGGACCGCCCGCATCATCGCCCGCTTTATCTCGCGTCGCACCACCGGCTGCGCCGAGTTGAAACGCCCGATCAACTCACCCAGCCCGACAATCCGCACGCTCGTCTGCAACGCCATCACGCACCCTGCCTTTCCCGCTGGTTGCGCTGGCCCTCGGCATTGTTCCGCTTGCTCAACATCGGACGCTCCCAGCACCGGCAGCGCGGGTGCGCCGGCATGATGACCAGCTCCCCCGTCTCCGGGTGCAAATAGCCCGGCGACTCCAGCGACCGCGTCGCCCCGTCCAGCGGAGCGCAAATCTCACACACCAGCTCATCAACCGCCGTCTGCCACGTCGCGCCCACAACCCCTGCGTCCAGCTCCTCGTTCGCCTGCCGCCAGCTGAGCTCGTTCGCCTGCTGGAAGATCCTCGTCACCTCTGTGCTGGCCACCATCTCCGCCCGCACCGGGTTATCGAAGATCCCGCGCAACTGTCGCACCAGCGTCGGCATCGGCTCACCGCTACTGATCCAATTCGCAATCGTCGCCTGCAACTGCTGCTGCGTCGTCTGCGTCAACCCGCTGATCAGCTCATAGCTATACTGGTTCGCCCACGCCTGCGCGCCCGCGTTCACCAGCTCGAAGCTCACGTTCAACAGCGACGCCGCCAGGTTGCTCGCCTGCGTCGACAGCCGCAGCATCGCCGGCCGCAGCTCACCCGCCAAATTCGTTTGGTACTGCGCCTGCCACGCCGCCCCAAACAACCGGCCCGGCTCCGCGTCCTCAGCCTCCAGCGCCTCCAGCGCGCCCAGGTCCTGGTGTCCAGCCCGCCACGCCCGCCGCAGCTCAGCCTCAGCCCGCAGCTTCGCCTCCTCCAGCGGGTCCTCTTCCGTGCTCTTCGCCGGCCCGTGGCCATCCTCGCGCCACTGGCCGAAGACTCGCCGCACCGTCTCCTCGTCATCCACGCCATCCAGCGCCCGCGCAATCTGCTGCATAATCCCCGCCGGCAGCACCTCGCTCTCGAACGCCCGCTCACCCGCCGGCCGGCCCGACCGCACCGCGCGCAGCG